CCGTGGCGCAACGGCAAGGGCCACAGCGAGGGGCTGGCGTGGCTGGAGGAGGAGCTGCCGCCGGCGGCAGCTGCGGCCGCAGCGGAGCACTTTGTGGAAACGCACGTGCAGCGCGTGGTGGACGAGCCCGACGCGCAGGACGCCGAAGACGGGCTGATCGAAGGCGAGTGCGTTGACGGTGAGCCGTCGCCCAGGCTGACCTATGAGGCGGTGGAGCGCAAGCAAGGGTGGGCGCGGGTGGCTGCGCTCCGCCGCCTGGCGGCCCAGGCGGCCGAACCGGCGCCGGCCGAAGGACTCCAGCCGGAGGAGACGCAGGAGTGCGACGCTGTGCCGGCTGCCGCGCCTGAGCCTGCGCCGGCCACTGAGACGATGCATGTGGACCCGGCCGCCTGGCGGCGGTCGATTGTGCGCCAGCTGGACCGTGGCACACTGCGTTACAAGCTGCTGCCGCCGGCGACGCAGGAGGCGCTGATTGTGCACGTGGGCGCGGCGATGGTTGTCAATGGGCGCGCACCCGAAAAGCAGACCTGGAACGAGCACAAGCCGGAATGGGCGCCCACGGCGCATAGCCTGTGCTACTTCGGCGATGGGCGCCCCTGGCCTGACTGGCAGGCGCGCATGATTCGAGCGGCGGGCGAGCCGGCGCAGGGCGCCGAGGTCGAGAATTAAGGGGGGAGCGATGGCCTGGTTGTGGGCAACGCTGGATCAACCGCTGGCGGCGCTGGTGATCTTTGTGGCGCTGGCGGGCACTCTGCACACGGTGATCGTGCTGCTGCTGCTGCGCCAGCAGGCGCGGGTGCGGCGGCTGGGGCGCCTGCGCCGGCCTGGCGGCCCGCTCTGATGCCGTGGGCAGCGCAGCGACCTTGCGCAACGCCAGGCTGCGGCGCGCTGGTCAATCGGGGGCAGCACTATTGCGCCGCATGCTCGCGCAACAGGCGCGCCGCATGGGACGCCGATCGACCATCGCCGTCGCGGCGTGGCTATGATCAAAGATGGCGGCGGACTCGCCTGGCGATTTTACGGGGGGAACCCTTGTGCCGGGCGTGCTCCGCCGCCGGCCGCGTGGTGGCGGCGTCGGAGGTGGATCACATTGTGCCGCTGGCGGCCGGCGGGACGAACGAGCCCGGCAACCTGCAACCGCTCTGCCACGCGTGCCACTCGCGCAAGACGATGCGCGAGAGTGTGGCGCCGGCCGGCGGCGCGGCCAGGGGGCAGGGGGGGCGAAATTCTGTGTCGGCTGCGCGCAGTACCGGCGCCGCAGCAACACGCGCACAGCCGCGAAATGGGAGTAGGGGGGTTCAGGATGGCGGGGCGGCGGGCGATTCCGACGGCGATGAAGGAGCTGGCGGGGAATCCGGGGAAGCGGCGGCTGAATGAGCATGAGCCGCAGCCCAGACGCGACGCGCCCAGGATGCCGGCGCACCTGGAGCCGGCGGCGCGGCGGGAGTGGCGGCGGCTGGTGCGGATTCTGGAGCCGATGGGGGTGCTGACGGAGGCGGAGGCGGACCTGCTGGCGCTCTATGCGAGCACGTATGCGCGGTGGGTGGAGGCGAGCCGGCTGCTGCAGGAGGACGGGCTGATTGTGCTTTCGGGGAATGGGACGCCGATGCGGAACCCGCTGCTGCCGCTGATTGAGCAGTGCACCAGGACGATGACGCGGTGCATGGGCGAGCTGGGGCTGACGCCGGCGGCGCGGGCGCGCCTGGTGGCGCCGGCGGCGGCGGTGGATGAGCTGGAGGAGCTGCTGCGTGAGTGAGTACTTCGCGCGCTCGGGTGCGCCGGCGGGGGCGTGGTTTGACGGGGCGGCTGCGGACCGGGCGTGCCGGTTTATTGAGACGGCGTGTGTGCAGAGCCAAGGGGAGTGGGCAGGGCGGCCGCTGCAGCTGGCGCCCTGGCAGCGGACGATCGTGCGCGATGTGTTTGGGTGGAAGCGCGCCGACGGCAGCCGCCAGTTTCGGACGGTGTATGTGGAGGTGCCGCGGAAGAACGGGAAGAGCACGCTGTGCAGTGCGCTGGCGCTTTACCTGCTGGTGGGGGACGGGGAGCCGGGGGCGCGGGTCTATTCGGCGGCTGCGGACCGGGCGCAGGCGGAATTGGTCTTTGGGGAGGCGCGGGCGATGGTGGAGCAGTCGCCGGCGCTGGCGCGGCGGGTGCAGGCGTACCGCTATGCGCTGGTGGAGCAGCGGCGGCGGGGCTCTTACAAGGTTCTGAGTGCGGAGGCGTATACGAAGCATGGGCTGAATGCGAGCGGGATCATTTTTGATGAGCTGCATGCGCAGCCGAACCGGGAGCTGTATGACGTGCTGCGGACCTCCACCGGGGCCAGGCGGCAGCCGCTGATGGTGATGATTACCACGGCCGGCTGGGACCGCACGAGCCTGTGCTGGGAGCAGCACGAGCGCAGCCGGCGCACGATTGCGGAGCCGCTGGTGGAGCCTGAGCATTACGGGGTGATCTGGGCGGCGGAGGAGGGGGACGACTGGCGGGAGCCGGCGACGTGGGCGAAGGCGAATCCGAACCTTGGAATCAGCCTGCGCGAGGAGTACCTGGCGGGGCTGGCGCGGGAGGCGCAGAGCACGCCGGGGATGGTGAACGGCTTTCTGCGGCTGCACCTGGACCTGTGGACGGCGAGTGAGACGCGTTGGCTGGATATGGGGCTTTGGGACGGATGCGCAGAGACGGAGGCCGTGGAGCTGGCCGGCCGGGAGTGCTGGGCGGGGCTGGACCTGGCGAGTACGAGTGACATGGCGGCGCTGGCGCTGGTCTTTGCGCCGGTGGAGGCGGGGGAGCCGTGGCGGGTGCGGCTGCGCTACTGGATTCCGGCGGCGAACCTGCAGCGGCGGGTGGAGCAGACGGGGACGCCCTATGATGTGTGGGCGCGGGCGGGGCTGGTGACACCCACGCCGGGCAACGTGATCGATTACCAGGCGATCCGGGGGGCGATTGCGGAGCTGGGGGCGCTCTACCGGATTCGTGAAGTGGCGTATGACCCGTGGGGGGCGCTGCAGCTGGTGCAGGAGCTGCAGGATGACGGGGTGACGGTGGTGGAGTTCCGCCAGGGGTTTGCATCGATGGCGAGCCCGATGCGGGAGTGGGGGCGGATGGTGGCGCTGGGGGAGCTGGCGCACGATGGGAACCCGATCCTGCGGTGGAATGTGGACAACGTGCATGCGGAGAGCGATGCGGCGGGGAACCAAAAGCCAAGCAAGCGGCGCAGCGTGGGGCGGATCGATGGGCTGGTGGCGGGGCTGATGGCGCTGGAGCGGGGGCTGCGGGCGCAGGGCAAGCGGGGCAGTACGGATCAGGGCGAGCTGGTGGTGCTGGAGGCGGCGGACTGATGAGCGAACCGGGGGGAATGGTGGAGCTGCGGGGGCTTGACGGGCGGCTGCTGGCGCGGGTGAGCCGGGACGGGCGGCTGCTGCAGATCAAGCGCCGGTCCATTGTGTATGAGATTGACCTGGTGCGGACGTGGGTGGAGGGGCAGGGGCGGGTTTTGTGCGCGCAGGAGGTGGGCGGCGCGCATGATTCGACCCGGCCGGGGGTGGCCGGCGCCAGGGCGGGCGGCCGAAAGGGTGACATTTGACAGGTGGCCATGGGGAAAATGTCCCCTTTTTGCACAGGGCGGGCGGAAGCAAGCGCTTGTGTGGGCGCCAACGGTTGACCGTGGAGGGGCGGCGGGTGTAGAGTGGTGGCAGCAACTGAACATGCGTACGCGTCTTGAACGCCGGCGCCCTGCGAGGGGTCCGGCGTTCTTTGCGTTCTGGAGGTGGGTTTGGCGCGCTGGTGGGAGCTGCGGGGGGCGGGCAAGTCGGGCGGCGGCCGGGGCCGGGGCGAGAGCCGCGGGGCCCAGGACTGGTTCGCGCTGCTGGAGCGGGGCGGATCGGAGGCGTTGGAGACGATTGAGGCGGAGCACGCGCTGCGGGTGAGTGCGGTGCAGGCGTGTGTGCGGCTGTTGAGTGAAGGGGTGGCGGCGCTGCCGCTGCACCTGTACAAGCGGCTGCGCGGCGGGGGGAAGGAGCCGGCAGACGGACACCCGGCGGCGCGCGTGCTGCGCAGGCCAAACCCGCGTATGACGGCTGTGGACCTGCGGCGGGTGCTGGTGGCGAACCGGCTGCTGTATGGGAACAGCTATGCGCCGCTGGTGTATGACACCGGCGGCCGCCTGGCGGCGATTGAGGTGGTGGAGCCCTGGCGGGTGCAGGTGCTGCGCACGGATGGCGGGCTGCTCTACCGTTGGCGGGACCTGACCGGGGCGCCGTGGGAGCTGCCGGGGAGCCGGCTGCTGCACTTTCGGGGGCTGAGTGGTAACGGGCTGGTGGGGTACAGCGTGATCGGGGCGCTGATGCATGACCAGATGGCGCTGGCCTATGCGCAGCAGCTGCAGGCGCGCAAGTTCATTGCAAACGGCAGCCGGCTATCGGGCGTGGTGACGACTTCGACGCAGATGACCAAAGAGGCGATGGAGCGGCTGCGGGCGAGCTGGCAAGCGACGTTTGGCGGGGCGCGCAATGCGGGCGGGACGGCGGTGCTGGACAACGGGGCGAGCTACCAATCAATTTCGATGTCGCCGGGGGAGGCGCAGTTTCTGGAGAGCCGGCGCTTTTCGGTGGAGGACATTGCGCGCTGCTTTGGGGTTCCGCCGCATTTGATCGGGGCGCAGGCGGCCACGAGCTACGCCAGCAGTGAGCAGCACAGCCTGGAGTTTGTGACCTATACGCTGCTGCCGCTGGCGCGCCAGCTGGAGGCGACGCTTAGTGCGACGCTGCTGGGGGAGCAGGAGCAGGAGCAGCTGTTCTTTGAGCACAACCTGACGGGGCTGCTGCGCGGCGATGCGAAGAGCCGGTTTGAGGCGTATGCGATTGGGGTGCAGAACGGTTGGATTAGCCGCAATGAGGTCCGGGGGTTGGAGAATCTGAACCCGGTGGCTGGGCTGGATGAGTACCTGGCGCCGTTGAACATGACGACGGCTGCGGGGTTGGAGGCGGCGGCGGAGGAGCTGATCGCCGGCGGGGAGGCGCCGGCGCAGGGTGGGCCCACGGCGCCCGCGCCGGCGCCCACGCCCACGCCACGGGGGCGGCGCTGGACGGGGGTGGAGCTGCGGGCGCTGGCGGGGATGGTGGAACCCGTTTGGGGGGAGGAGCACGCGCACGGGGGCGAGCGAGAAGCGAGAAGCGAGAAGCGAGAGGACGGCGCCGGCGGCGATGATGGGGAGGAGGAGGGGGATGCGTGGCAGTCGCCGGGGCAGCGGACGGTGCGGCGCGAGCGGCAGGAGCTGGCGCGCGAGCTGATGGAGCTTTGGCAGGATGCGGCGGAGCGGCTGGTGCGGCGCGAGTGCGCAGATCTGCGGCGGCAGCTGGCGCGCGGCGGGGGTGCGGAGGAGCTGGCGGCGTGGCTGGCGGGATTCTATGAGGAGCTGGCGCCGGCGGTCCCCAAGTATTTTCGGGCGGCGCTGCGGACGACGGTGCGCCAGGCGGCGCGCAGTGTGGAGCGCGAGCTGGGCGAGTCGCTGGTGATGGCGGAGCTGGCGGATTACGTGGAGGAGCAACTGGCGGCGCTGGCGGCGGCGTGGTGCGGCAGCAGTGAGGGGCAGCTGGCGGCGCTGCTGGCGGACGCAGGGGCCGATGGCGCTGTGGTACAGGGGTGGGAGGCGTTGGAGACGCGGGTGGGGGAGTGGGAGGAGAAGAGGGCAGAGAAGGCGGGTCGGCGCTATGCGGTGGATGGGGTGGCCGGCGGGGTGATGGCGGCGTTTGCACTGGCGGGTGTGGCGGCGAGTGTGTGGCTGGCGAGCGGGAGCAGCTGCCCGGCGTGCCGGAGCCTGAACCGGCGGCGGGTGGCGTTGGGCGGGGCGTTTGCGGAGGGTTCGGTGAGTGCGGGGGGGCAGACGGTGCAGATCTACGGGATGAAGCGGCGGCCGCCATTGCACGATGGGTGCGATTGCATGATTGGAGCGGGCTGATGCGCTGGCTTGGGGAGCTGTGGCGGAGCAGC